CGTCTCGAAGATGCCGTCATCCGTCATGGCTCCGTAGGCTTCATATCCGGGCATATCCTTCGCCATGATGTTCAGCGAGGCGCACGGACCTTTGCGCGGACCCATGAACGCCCTGTAGCGGCCCTTGGTGCCAGCGTACTGATCTCGCTGGTCCTCGTCCACGTAGAAGGCGACGTCGGCATGCGTGGTCGTTCGAGCCACAGAGTCGATCATCTTCTGTAGTTCCTGTGGCCTGCTTCTGGTGGCGCACATCACCAACACCCGCCCGTTCACGCTCCGTTCCTTTGGTAGACGTTGTCGAACTCCTTGCGATCGATCTTCGTGTATCCGGGAATGTTGTAGTCGAAGTCGTCCGGGTAGAACTCCAGCACGATGATCTTCGGCTTCCACCGCTCAATAGAGAATCCGCGCATGACCTCCAGCTCGAATCCCTCTACGTCCACCGTCAGTAGGTCTAGCTTGTGGAACCCGGCTTCCTCAAGGATTCGGTCCAGCCTCAAACCCTGAACGGTGAACACCTGGCGGTCTGAGGTTCCTGTGCGGGACTTGATAGAAGTCCCGGACCCTGACGGATACGGGAACCCGCCCCACGAATGGAACTCGATTGGCCCGTCCTCTCCGGCCGCAGCGACCTGCCTCCAGAGCGCCCTCACCGACTTGCCCGCGTCGAGTAAAAGCGGATTGGGCTCCACGCAGAGAACCGTCCATCCCTTGATTTCCTCGAAGTGCAGGCAGTTGCTGAAGTACTGGCCGTCGTTGGCTCCGACCTCACAGGCCCAACCGACGTCAGGCAGCAGCGGCTCAATCAGGGCGTCAACGCCGTTACTGGAGTGGTACATCAGACTCTCACGTAACAGTCGTTGTCGGCGCTGCGCCAGAAGCGTTGATAGCCGCGCTCTTTCAGGTACTCGTCAAACTCGCCCTGCTTCCATGACTCAAGCACGATGACCCTCGGGGACCACTTGGGGATGTCGATGCTGTTCAGGACATCCAACTCCCCGCCCTCGACGTCCACGCATAGAGCGTCCAGTCTCGGGAACTGCCACTTCGCCAGCAGCGTGTCAGCCCTGCGAACCTTGGTCTTGACGATTCCCCAGCGGGCTCCGGGCTGGTACTTGGGGTTGTTGGAAACCGGCTTGAGCGCAGAGAATGCTTCCAGGCTATCCAAGTGAACGTGAAAATCCACGTCATCAGCTTCTTCCGTGCCTACCGCGCAAATCTCCACGAAAGCCCGCTCAGATATCAGCAATGGCTTCATCAACGGGTTAGCCTCAACCGAAAGAACCGTCCAGCGGTGGTTGCGCTCTAGATCCCACGTCGAGTTGATGAACCTGCCGTCCGATGCCCCGACGTCCAAGGCCCATCCCTGGTAGCCGTCCTCAAACTGCGCCCTGATCCAGTTGGACATGGGAATGTTCGTGGGCAGGCGCATCTCGTTCTTCTGCCCAATCGTCTCGGGAGTCAACTCATCGCCGTGGTGGAACACCTCGACGTTCTCTAGCTCTTTACGCATGCGATCTCCGCCCTTAGCTTATCGAGGATGTCCCTGCGGCGATTGACCGTCCAGCCCAAGAACTGAAGGCAGTCTTTGAGGAACACCGGAACGGTCTTGTTGTTCCTATCGACGTAGTGGTGCAGGCCGAACTCATAGGGCTCGGCGTATCGGATGTTGGTCGCCTCTCCCAGAAGCTCCAGCACGGTATCCCAGCAGAAGTGCAGGGTCTCAGGACAAGCAAACCAGCCGACGTTCTGAATCCACTCCCGGCTCACGTAGGGGAAGTTCACGAACTTGCCGCCGTTGTGGTACGGGGAGACGACTCCAAGTCTCGCTGGGAACTCTGCCACAACTCGCTCAACCCACTTGTCCCAGCCTGGCGTCAGGAATACAGCGTCATCGGTCATCTGTCCGTAGATCGTGTATTCAGGGAATGCCCCAACGGCTTTGTTTAGGCTGCCCACGATATCGGTCCTTGGGGCGAAGTTTTTACGCATCCGCCTTCCTGCTAGCCCCGCGTACAGTTCGGCCTGATCGTCGTCTATGCACAGCAGCATGTCTGCCGACTCGCTGGTATCCAGCATGGTCTGGTAAGCACGCTTGGCGAGGTCTGGATTGTCCCTCGTGGGCATGAGGACGACGATGCTCACTTGGTCTTCGCCAGTTGCGCCTTCAAGGCGGTCAGGATTCTCGGGAACTCGTGGACGCACCACATGTAGAACTTGACCGCGTCAATCGGAAGTCTTTCCTCGCCGAACTCGCTCTTTTTCATCTCGTGGTTGATGTAGAACCGCTCAGGATCACACTTGACGGCAACGTCACCAATCTCCCCCAGCAGGGCCATAGCAGTAGGCCAGCACCACTGAACCAGACCGGACGGCGCGAACTCTCCAACCACGTCCAGCCACTCTCTCGTCACGAACGGGATGTCCACATGGCTGCCGAAGGGGTGGGCGGGAGAGATCACACACTCTCGCCTCGGAAGTCCATCCGCTAGCCCTATCGCGTACTCGTCCCAGCCGGGCGTCTTGAACTCGCAGTCGTCGGGCACGAAACCGAACAGTCCGGCCCGATACTTGGCACACAGGTACTCAGCCGACTGGACGGGTCCGATCCGGTCTCCAGTCTCGATCTTGATGCGGTCGTGAGAGATTCCGGCCCGGCTGATGTCGTCAAAGTAGATGCCCCGCTGGTCGTTGTCCACGTAAAACACCAGATTAGCTACGGAGGTGGTCTCCACGAACGACCGGGCGAGCCTGACCGCCAACTGTGGGCGATCTCTCGTGGGGCAGGCAACAAGCAGCCTCAAGCCATCTCCGCCCTGAGCTTGTCCAGACAGCCCTTGAACTGGCGGGCCATGAACCACAGAAAGGCTTCAGAGTCCTTGGCTAAATCTGAGGCCGCCCCGTCCCCGCAGATGCCGGAGTGGCGTAGGATGTCATGTTCCATGTAGATCGTCCGTCCTAGGGCATCTGAGAGGGATTGTAGGGCCGTATCCTGGCAGTACCGCGACATAGTCGGGGGGCTGAGCCACCCCAAGGCGTCAATCCACCTCCGGGACACACAGGGCCAGTTGACCTGCGGCTCCCCGCGTTCCCTTGCCACGTTGACCACTGCCAGTTCGTCTCCGGGGAATAGCTGCTCTACTTCCTTGTCCCACCCCTCCCGTGTAAAAACTACATCGTCCGAGGCGATCAGGTAGTAGTCGAACTCCCGGTTATCGTCGCAGAGGACGTTCATGGCCGGTCCCCGGCCGATAGGCGGTCCTACCGTCATTCCGGCACATAGCTGGTATCCGGATGGGTCGTCGGAGTCCACATACGACAGGACCGATGCGTTGGAGGTGTTGCTGACCGACCGGCGCATTTCCTTGAACGCCGCCACCCTTCCCCTCGTGGGACACACCACCGCAATGCTCATGACATGGCCGCCCTGACCCTCTCGACCACCGCAGGCATCTTGAGGCTCACGTAGTTGTAGAACTCGGTGTTGTCTTTTTCCCTGCGGTCAGGATAGGTCCCGTCCACGTAGTCATGGTCGATATTGAACGACTGAGCCGGAGCGTGGACGATGGCCGTCATCTCGCCGATCAGGCTTGTCACCGTGGGCCATGCGTAGTGGTACATCGTCGGGCAGGCAAACCAGCCGGTGGACTTGATCCATGCCTGGGTCACGAACGGCATATCGACGTGGTTTCCCTGATTGTGGTGTGGGGAGATCACGCACAGGTTGTTAGGAAACACCCCCACCGTCTCCAGCACCCATTCATCCCAGCCCGGCGTGGAGATCACCGAATCGTCGGTGACCATCCCGTAGACGGCGTATTCAGGAAACTTGGCGGCCAGCGTGTTGCAGGCAGAGACGGGGCCGATCCTTGGCCCGTACCAGTCTCTGACCCTGCCGCGTAGTCCGTCTGCCTTCTCGATTCCGTGGTACAGATCGTACTGATCGTCATCGGCGTAGAAGATCACGTCCGACTTGGCGCTGGTCCCCATGACCGATCCAGCCATCCTTCGGAACTCGCTCAGCCGATCCCTGGTAGGACATAGCACCGCGATCCTGCCGTTGTTCACAGAACCATCTCCGGGTTGGGGAGCGGGAACAACATCGTCGTCCCGGTCGAACGAAGCTTCTCTTCCCGTGCTACGAACTCGCTCCTGAACGAATACGGTCCAACAACCAGAAGTCTTGGGCGCGCCGCACGCATGGTTTCCTCAGACGTGATCGGAAGCCACGAGCCAGCCATCAACCTGCCGTGCTTGGCGTGGTTCCTGTCCGCAACCGCGAGGAACGTCTGCGGGGCATCCAGGTACTGGAGCATCATCGTCAGCTTGGTGCTGGCCCCGTATCCCCAAGCCGGTCCGTTACGCCTCGCGTTGTCCGACAGTAGATCCTGCATCAGCCGCTTCCAGCGCGGCACCCTGAGCGCGAATAGCGACACTCTCTCGGTCGTGGCCTTGGGCATCCCCTGAATGTTGCGCTCGACCACCCGACTGGAGGCTTTGGTCGCAAACACGCGCATGCTGCCGCCGTTGATGCCGTTGAACGTGACGTCCACGATCTTGAGCCCGGCCCGCTTGTACAGGTCCTTGAGTCCGTGAATGTCCCAGTAGGTGACGTGCTCGTGGCAGATGCCGTCGAACCCGTTGTTGTCCAGCATGGTCGGTGAGTCGTTGAGCTGGTTGACCCATACTCCATCGTTTTCAAGAATGGCTTCGATGTCCTTACAGAACGACAGCGGATCGTCCAAGTCGTAGAACATCGCGCACGAGGTGATGACGCTGAACTTGCCTTCATACTTGTCCGCCACCGCCGCCTTACTGAAGAACCCGCCAATCACGTAGTCGGCGTGTTCCTCAAGCTGGGCATGGAACGTAGCGGCGGGCTCGCAGGCCACCTTGGTAAACACGCTAGGAACGTATCCCAGCAGGCACCCATCGTTCGCTCCGATATCCAGCCATGCTCCATCCTGCTGGTAGATCTCCGCCGACCTCACAACGTCCTTCAGGGCCTCGCGCATGGTCTGGTTCATGCTCGACCTGTACCAGTACTCGTTGTAGAGCAGGTCTACGTCGGTACTGTGTAGCAACTGGAGAAGCCCACAGTTTCCGCAGCGCACGAGCACCAGCGGGGCCTTGGGTAGCATGGTGTTGGGGTCGGCCGGGAACGCGCACAGGTACTGCTCTCCCAGCACCAGCACTTCAACCAGGGTCGTGGACCCACAGCTACGGCAGTTCTTTCTTGCGGTGTAGATCGGCTTAACGATCTGTTCTCCTTCCGTGACGCTCACTTGCCGTCCCTCCGTTTGATGTAGGCGCAAAGCTTCTCGTCTTGCTGTGGGGTAAGCTTGATGTCTATAGCAGGCACGAACCCGAACAGGAGTTCAAACTCCCGGTCAGACACCCAGCCCACCTTCTCGTCTTCCGGGCCGAGATGGATCACTTTGTTTCTGACCCCACGCACAGCGTAGGGAACGTACTTGTCCCTCATAGCATCCGCTCCGGGTTTCTGGGGTTCTCGTCTCTCCAGTTGGCGAGTTCGTCGTCTTCCCACATGCGGGGGTTGACACCCTCTCCGTTGATCGGAGTAGCGCCGCCCATGTAGCCACCCCGGCGGGGCTCGTTCTTTCTCATGCCGATGTAGACATCTGGGTGGAAGGCGTCGGAGTGGGCATCGGCCCAGTCGATCTTGAGCTTGGGGTTGATCATGTACTGTCCGATCTTGGACATCTGCTCGCAGAGCCTGTCTACTCCCCGCGCACCCTTGACGATCCTGACGTGTCCATCCACCCAAAACGATGCTGCAGCAACGAGCCTGCTGGTCTTCTTCTCGCTGTGGCGCTTGAACTCGTGAAGTCTTCCGCCCGGAAACGGTTCGTTCACGTCGTTGAACATGTTGAGCAGAGAGAGTCCCCAAGCACCCTTCTTGCCCGCCATGGTCTCTTCATCGGTGATACGGAACACCTTGCGTCCCATCTTCCGGTATCTCTGACAGAGTGAGACGAGACGGCTGCCAAAATCCTCGGCTCTCCACATGGGCGATCCGTCGCCCTCGATCACGTACACATCTCCTGACCCGTTCCGTGGGTACCCGTGAACGATGAAGACCGTCTCGTCCTTGCTCACCCTACTCTGTCCATCCCAGAGCGCGGTGTCACACATGATGGCGTAGCGCAGTGCCGACCACGGAACCTGGTTGGGCTCGATCAGGCACTGGCTGATCTGCTCTTTAGTGATGGGGTTGAACTCACTGATGGCGGGATCGTTCATGATCTGGCTCGCGTAGCGGAGCGGGTCGCGGCGCTGGTAGTCATTCAGGCGCCTTTCCGACCAGACTTTCGGCGTGGTCGGCTTGCCCGTCGTGTCTCTCCCTGCCATGAAGTAGACGTGCCATTTCCCGGCGGGGTCCAGCGTGATCGAGTCTGTCTGCATGCCGTCAACGCTGGCGACGCCTTCTTCTCGGAAGGCCACGCCAAAATGGTCATCGTCATCGTACCGGGTGCCGACCCAAACGACCAGCGCGTCTGATTGGATTGCAGGAAAGAGTGAAGTGACCTGAGTATTGACTGACTGGAGCCAGTTGGTATCTGTGACCATTCGCTCGTAGGAAATAGGATCGTCATAGAATATGGCGTCGGGATGTGATCCCGTGATGCTGGTTTCGACCGCGAACGTGCCGAAGCTCGGGTCCTGACGCGAGGTGTTCTTGCGCCCGCCATGTACGATCTCCTTGCCCGTCCACTTCCTACTTCCCGTCGCCCAGTTGCCGTAGAGCCTGCTCCAGAGCGCGTGCGGGTCCGATCCATCAAGCACCGCCTTCATCGCCTCCAGCATCTTCATGCTCAGTTCGGTCTTCTCTGAGCCTGTGTAGCTGGAGAACTCTGGGTCTCTGAGGTGGAGCCACAACTGCCCGGCGCGGGTCATCAGCGTGGTCTTGCCGACTTCTCGATGAACGAGGATGGCTAGGTGCTTTTGCTCTCCAAGATGCTTTCCGTTGGCGTCCATGCTACGACGCTTGACCATCCACTCGTCCACATGATGCTGAAACCACCGGGCCAGTGGCTCGTGAACGGATGGTTCAATCCAACGCTGGCCGCGAGGGTTGGATCCAGCGCCGAAGGCATAGAGGAAAAAGGTCCAGAAGTCTCTCCGGCACATCTCACGGAGAAGCGCCATCTCTCCCTGAGAGTCCCATGAAGTGTCTCTGCGTACCTTGCCGTCTTCATCAAGATACCGGGTTGTGCTCTTCTTCCGGAACTCTACTGTCGTCGGAGACGGCACTGGTAAGCCCCACGTCTGACTGTTCCGCTGCCTTCATGCGAGCCTGCTGTCTTGCCACCAGGATCTTGGTCGCCGCTTCTCTGCACCACGCCTGCTTGGCTTCGAGGTCTTCCCCGCGCGGGAATCCCTGCGGTAGTCCGGGCTTCTTCAGCTCCGGGAACATCCGGTAGAGATTCTTGACGCTCCGGCACTTGAGCACGATCAGGCGATCTTCTTCGGTCAGATGATTCTCGCCAACCTTCGGCACTACCTTATCCACTTCCGGGCGATATGGAAAGGCTCTTTTGAAGGCGATCTGGGCGAGGATGGCTCCGGCTGGCTTGATCAGGCGGGCGATGCGCTCAATGACCTCGTTGTCGTCCATCGGCTCTGGAAGCACCACGCTGGAGGACTTCTCTGCTGCGAGCATCCGCAGGGCCTTGAACTGGTCCCTGTGCTCTGAGTCTTGGGAGATGGCCTCGATGTCGGCGGTGATCTCTTCGATGGAGCGGCGCTTGGGCTTAGTGGCTTCGGTCATGTCGTCCTAAACGTGGCTATCGCCATGTTTCCGGGAGCAGCGTCGCCGGTCATGGTCGCAGTCTGGATGGTTGTAAATGAGGCATACCACTCTGCTATTAGGGTAGCAAAGTTGCCATTTTGTCCAAGCGCGAACGGCTGATCAACAGAGACAAATCCCGAACCCGGAGCAGCTACGGCCACTGCTATCTGCGGCGCCGACGACATTGGCTGAGAACAACTCAGCGTTGCTGGACCCGCCGAAAGTAGGGCAGATCCTGTCGTGTCGAGTGGCGGCGATGCTGGCAGGGTTATCTCGGTGGCGAAGCACGCTATTTCTGACGGCACGTCCGGTGTTATAACTAGATCTGCCGTGGCCGAAGATAGAGCGGTTAGATATGCTATTCCGCATGTGAGGGACGCTCCGTTGGACGCGAACACCGCCAGAGTCGCGGACTGTCCGTTCCAAGTTGCGGTGAATGACGTTGTGTGCGGCGGTCCTTCATCGTGGAAGTTGGCCCCGATTACCAGCGTGCTTCCTGCACCACACGTCACCCCCTCAAGCGTGAACGACACGGTCGGGAACTCAACGATCTGCCCGCCAACCCCACGAGGAATGCGAAGACCAAACACTCTGGGCGGCGAGGTCCACGATTTCAGGACATTCCTCCTGGGAAGTAGGATGAACGGAGTCGCCAGCCCGCACTGCCAGCACCGATAAAAATCGGGCGGCGCTGTAAAGTCCCACTTGGCGATCTTCTCTTCGCAGCCGGGGCAGTAGTACTCGAAGTCGCTCAGGGCTTGATCGCCTGCTTGATGCGCTGATAGCCAGCCTTGATGTTCTGGACGGCAGCGCCGGACTGGCGCTTCAGCTCGGAGAATCCACCCATGATGTCTGAGGCATATTTACTCAGCGGATCGGGTAATGATCCGATGCCAGCGTTCAGCCGCTTCTTTGGAGCCGTTCGCTTCGAAAATAGGCTGTCGGGAGCTGCCATCTAGAACCTCCTGGGTCTTCCACTCGATACTGTACTGAAGGACCTCCATCAGCGCTTGCGCGTCACAGCGATGCTCGAATCTGGCGACTAGATACCGCTCTCCACCGGCAAGAACTCTGTCCACGATCCACGGCGGGTTAGAACCCCAGACGTCGGAGTTGTCCAGCGCCAGATCGTATCTCACGCAGACACCTTACCTCGCTTCTTGAAGCCGGTGACGTAGGAACCCAACAGGTCTGCGGGTTGGGGCTTGGTGACTTCCTCTCCGCCGGTCTTGATCGACCTCGGTCCGTATGGTGCCCCATAGTCTCGCTGCATCAGGCCGTTCTGGTAGTTGCTGCGGATCTTCTCTTGCAGGGCGCCGAACAGCTTCCTGACGCCTTCGAATGCAGGATGATCAGGATGAGCCATGCTTTCCTGAGACTTTCGGATGGCGTCACGGTCCTTAGCAAGCTTGCCAGGATCGGTGCGTTTGTAGGCGCTCATCGCGGAGTCCGCTTGGGCTTCACGCCGCGCTTCTCGCCGATACGCTCCGGCAGGGCGTCGAGGTGGATGCCGCCGTTGAAGTCGTTCAGCTGCTTCTTAGTGATCTTGCCTTGAGAGTACAGGTAGCCCATCTCGCGGAACTGAGCTTTGGACTTGGAAGGCATTAGTCGCTCGTATCGAGCAGATCGCTCCGCTCGCGTCCGACGTTCACAGAAACCAAGTGCTCCAGAAACAGACCGATAGCGAGGACCACCGCAGCGATTACCTGAGTCTTGAGCGGAAGTCCCTTACCCAGATCGAGGATCACCCCCCAGACGATTAGGGTTACGAGTTCGATTCCAGTGAAGATCAGGGTGCCTCGCAACGTCTGGCTCATGAGGTTTCCTCCCGGTTCAAGATCTCGGTCACGAGCTTCTTTCTGTGCTCGATGTGGTCTTCGATCAACCAGCGAGCCGTGTATCTCGTGATCTTCTGAGATTCTACCATCTTGATCAGCCAGGCTAAAACCTCAGGCTTGGGAAAGATGGCCTTGATGATGAACTCGGTGCGGCTGATCGGTGGTTCGAAGTTGGGTGGCTGGAGGCTGACTCCCATGTTGGCCTCCATTGGCGAGTCTAGGACGGTATCGTTACGCCGCCGGGCGCTCGCGCAGCCTCGGAGACTCGTTATCACCACCCCGGCAATGGTACAACGCAGTCCCTGCCCGGTCAATCTTTCTTGCTTGACGTCGTTGTCGTCGTTGTTGTAGCTTTTAGCTATGGCACTCAACAAAGCAGCCAAAGACCTGATCGAAGCACTGGATGAGCTGGGATGTCCTTACTGCTGGAGAAAGCGCTCAGGCGAGCAGGGAAGCCGCGTGGAACAAGCGCTGGAGGCAGTAAGACAGGCGCTTGCCACCGAGACTCAGAGTACGCGCAGAACCTTCGGCAAGCGCAGGGAAGGACAGGACCGTAGCACTCTCGCCTATCCCGGTCTTTCGTCTGATCCTACTCCCACACCGGAAGATTAGCTTTCGCTATGTTCTCTGGTAAGGCCTTTACGGAGGGCGCTTCGCTCACGCTTCGCGGTGGAGTTACGTACGAAGCTCGCTGCGCTCGCTCACTCCCACCCCCACCCGACACCCGCGTACCCGGCCCCGGCTTAGAGGCATTTTAACCGAATCCAGCCGGATTCTGTCAAGTGCAAAATACGAGGCCTAGATTGCAGAATGACAACGCGATAGAGAAAAAGGGAGCGTTTTTCCCCGACGGCAGCTGGGACCCCGAAGCAGCTCAGGTCTTCCGCAAGGGCACAGACCGCCTCGTCAGGCACCTGGTCAACCTGAGACAGCTAGGCAAGCTGGGTCCCGAAGAAGCAGTGAGGCAGATCCGAGAGGCAACCGGCGAGAGAGCCTTCCCGAACCTAGCCCAGTGGCAGGGAGTCGAGGACTGGCAGCACGTCCAGACCTCCACCAGCGCAGAAGAGGCGGTAAAGCGTTGTGGGGGAAGGGGTGGGGAGTTCCACTGGTGTCAGGGTAACTGGATCTCGGGAAAGGAGAAGGAGTGTTCTAACGTCCTGCACAGGAAGCAGCCAACTCCGGAAGAGGTTCAAAGGCTTGTACTTACGCTTGGGAGGGCCTTCGAGTGAATCTTACGTCCAGCGAGGTTGAATCAGGGTGCCCGAATGGCTGTAAGTGCTGGCTCTGCTTCTCCTGGTGGTGGTGCTGATGGCTGCTAAATCATCTGTATGGAACCTTGAGTCCATTGAGAAGGCATGCCGCAAGGAGATGGAGCGTACCAAGATAGGACCTGAGGCGCCCAAGAACTTCAATCACTCTGCCAATGCCGTCTGGATTTCAGGCGGGAGCATGTGGATAACCATAGACAGGCTAACGGTTTGCGAGCTTAGGGCGGTGCTGCACGAGTTGATCCACAGGGTGCTTTACAAAGAGTTGTCAGTGTTCCGTGACTACGTTCCCAAGTCAGAGCCCCCAAAGCGGGACGCGCAGGAGGTCATCATCGAGTCGCTGGAGGATGCCCTATTCGACCGCATAAAGGTCAACCAGAAGGCAACCAAGTGGTGGCGCGACAAGATAGTCGAGAAGGCACGTTGAAGGCCTCCAGAGAGGCAAAACAGGCCATTGTCGTCTCGGATACGCACTGTGCCTCGACCCTGGGGCTCTGCCCGCCTTCAGGACACAAGCTGGACGACGGAGGAAGCTACAAGCCCAGCAAGGGACAGAGAGCCGTCTGGGAGGTGTGGGAGAAGTTCTGGAACGAGTGGGTGCCCAAAGTAACGAAGGGCGAACCTTACGACCTCATCATCAACGGAGACGCTATCGATGGCGACCACCACCAGACCACGACGATCATCTCGCGCAACCTCCACGACCAGTTCAAAGCAGCGAGGGATGTTCTTGCCCCCGTGGTTGGAAAGGCTCTTCGCTCTGGCGGGGCCTACTATCATGTCCGAGGCACTGAAGCGCACGTGGGACAGTCCGCCCAAGAAGAAGAAAGGCTCGCGGAAGCCCTCGGGGCGAGGCCGGACGAAGAAGGCAACTTCTCGCGCTGGGAACTCTGGAAGCGAGTAGGCGGGGCTCTAGTCCACTTCAGTCATCACATCGGTACATCGGGGTCTCAAGCCTACGAGTCTTCTGCACTCATGAGAGAGATGGTCGAGGCGTTCGTGGAAGCAGGACGCTGGGGAGATGTTCCGCCGCAGGTTGTCGTTCGTTCTCACCGACACCGCTGCATGAGCATCAACATGCCGACCGACAAGGGCTACGGCATCATCGCCGTGACTCCCGGCTGGCAGTTGAAGACCCCGTACACCCACAGGATCGTGCAGGGCCGTGTCGGACAACCCCAGTTCGGCGGATTGCTCATTCGTGCTGGAGATGAGGAACTGCACACCAGGTTCTTCGTTGAGCGCATTCAGAGACCGAAGGAGGAATAGTGACGAAGCTCACCGCCGATCTGTGGCGGGCAGAACTCGAACGAGCCATGCGTAGTGCTGGAGACGATGGCATGTCTACCAGGGAGATTCGGGAAGCCTTGGGCATCTCGATCTCCACCGCCACCAACATGCTCTCCAACCTGTTCAGGGCTGGACGCATCAAGTCTGGCCGCAGGATGGAGAGAGCCAGAGACGGAGCCATGAGACCGGTCCCCGTCTACGTCATCGTCAAGGAGAAGAAGCGATGATCTCTCTCCTGCGTCACTGGCACACACTCACGCAGTACGAGATCGAACTCGAACGGCATCCACTCTTGGCCTAGAGGGTCCCATGAACTACTGCCGTCACTGTATGGAAGGTGTTGACTGCGATCTGTGCTTCGAGCACCTCTTCTACGTGTTCCACAACTTCTTCTTCACGCTGTGAAAGCTCGCTGCGATTGGTGCGGACGAGAGTTCCCAGCCTTCGCGTGGAACCAGCGCACCTGTACCTCCTGCGCCTCTCGTGGCGCTCCCGATCAGTCCAAGACAGACTGGAACACCTACGTCAAACTAGCCAAAGCCTTCAGGAGTTCCCATGCCCAAAGGTCGCTCAAGACACCTCAACATGAAGTCCGTCCCCAAACTCGCCAAACGAGACCGCTACCGCCCCTGGCTCGATCAGTTCATCCCAAAGTCCCCAGAACGCGCCACCCTCGTTAAACACATCCAACACCTCTTCTGGACCGAAGGCGTCAGCAAGCAAACCCTCTCTCAGAGGTTCAACCTCCCCCTTCCCGCCATCAACAAGCTATGCAAGTTCCGCCTCCACCACGACCCCTGCCCTAAACACGACGGATCCGGCCTCCTGCCCTGCTCTCCCTCCTGCCGTGGCTGTGCCTGGGAGGCTGATCAGATCCTTAAGCTGGGTCCTGCCCCTCCTGCTATGTCTGACAGGATCCTCAGTAGTGTTGCGTACCGTTCCTAAGTCTTTATCCCTGCTGGATTTCTGGCAGAATTCGACGGCTGGGTATTATCAAGCCCACTCTTTCCTGCCGGGGGCTCCCCCCTGCCCTCATTCCAGGCACAACGCAAGGCCTGCATGATGCAGAGTGCATGCAGTGCAGCCTGCAAGGCTGTGTGTTGCATGCTGATGGCTTGCAGGGTGCATAGGCTGGGTAGCTTCCTGCCTGACAGGCTGTCATACGTAGAACTACGTAGGCAGGTTTACATAATCGTGAGATACCCCGCAAGAGGAGACAGGTAGGTAAGAACTACACACCCAGCCAGAAGCGGCTAGTTTCTTACCGGCTAAGAACTAGCCACACAGCCCCACCCTGCCAGAGGCTTACCGTATACCAGGAGCATCCGAGGGGATAGAGCGAGCACCGTGCTTGCGTTGGTACCTGCACCTAATCGCCGTTAGGGTATCCGTAGGCTTTGAGAGCCGATGCTTTTTGCCCCCAGGACCGGGGCTTTTCGCAAGGGATGGAGTCTGAGCCTCGGGCTAACCCGTTGTGCCGTCTCAGGGCATTCTAGGCACGTTCAGTGCAATAGTAGGAAGGCATGAAGACTACCAAGCATACCTGCGGCGGCCCGAGCTTCGGAAGACTCACCTCCGGATGCCCGCGCTGCGAAGAGCTGAAGGCCGGTGCCAAGCCGGTGCAGTGGCGCAAGAGTGACGAAGCGCGCCAGATTCGGGAGATCCGCGAGCATGACTGCCGGGTGAGCGGTTGCGGCCCGGTGTGTACCTTCGGAGACTGGTAGTCAATCAGCCCGGATGGGCCGGGCGCAAGCAGGAGGATAACGTGATCCTCGATTGCGGAGACGTACACGCCAGTTCCAGCCGGGCGGCGATGGTTCACCTCGCCAACACAATGGCCGGCAGACGTTGGAAGCTCTACCAGATGACCCAGGATGAAAGACATGCCCAGCTTGCCGAGTGGTGGCATGGGCAGGTGGAGAGAGTCCTGCAGCGGGAGTCAGCATGACTCGTACCGCATGGCTCCTGAACCTGTCCATCAGCAAGGCCAAGGAAGCCTGGAAGCTTGGTAAGGATGCCAGCTATCAAGGCTACTACACAGACTCCTGCCCTTATCCTGCCTTGGACCCTAGCGTCAGGGACTTGCGGGAGTGCTGGCTCAAGGGCTGGAGACATGGGGAGTCTGATCGTCGCCCGGCGACCGAATGATCGCCACTGACATGCCGTTCTGGGACACTAAACCGGAGGGACTTATGTTCTGGCTGACACTGGTAGCTGCCTGTATCGTCATGGGCTTGGCTGTAACTGCCGTGGGTTGGCTGTTCCGCAAGCTCAGGCTTGCCATCCGTTACCTGGTCGGGGTTTAATACCCCAGCTTCGTCCTCCTGTCAGAGTATTCTAGCAACGCGCGCCTACATATCGGAGCAGTGCCCCGACGCTAAGGCGGATCCTGGTAGACGAAGCTGCAAAATGCAGTGCTCGCATGGGCAGTCAGGAGAAATATCCTTGACCGCCTCGAATATTGGCAGCATCATGAGTGTGCGGGCGGCGAAAAGGCAGAGAGTCGGGGATGGCCTTCGCGCCTGAGTAGCCGTCCGCACTAACAAATCGGAGGATATCGTGAACCGGATGGGGTTTTGGTATCGCCTTAGGGTCGCACTGGGGATCCTATTCGGGGACTGTTGTGCAGTGACCTGGAGAGGGCTACAACGCGGCCCCGGAATGGCAGTCATTACCTTCGGCCATGGCGCTAGAGATATTCGCAGCGCTCACTACGAAAACCACACAGAGCACATGCTGGCCAACGGCACGGAAATCATCGTGCGCGGCGGCCTCTGGTAAGGAGGAATCGTGTTCACTCTACTGAATAACCGCGATGAAGTCGTGGCAATGGTGCCCACCAAGCGCTTTACCTACGATGACAAGATGTTCCAGACAGTCTTTGCCGCGTGGCGCATCGGCGACTTGAACCCCATGCGTCAGTACCTAGGACTGCCGCTGATGCACGTCTGCGAAGATTGCGACGGTGAGCACATCCTGATCCCCCACGGCAAGAGCCTCGTGTGTATTGCCTGCTATGCCGAGCGGGATGCCTTCCTGAATGAGAGCCTGTGATGGGCGCACCCATCTGCCCCAAGCATGGTGTGCCCATGAAAGAGGGCAAGTATCCCGGCAGCTTCTACTGCTCACGGCTGGACCCTGAAGGCCCCAAGGGCTACTGCACCCAGCGGACCAAGATCTCAGGCAGGGGTGAGGCTGGGAACATCGGCCAGACTGTCCAGAACGTGGTGCAGGCAGTAGCGGACACTTCCCGCATGACAGCCAGCCAAGCAGTAGCCCTCCAGAATCGTCAGGAAGGCCCCGTAAACGCCCCAGGAACGGATAACGCATGGGCGCTGGCACTGGAGGTCACGGCCAGGATTTACGCAGGCACAGGGAAGGGAACGGAGGCTGTCGAGGTCGCGGCGGCTTTGAGGGCTTTGCTACCGTGAGCGGAGTCTTTAGCTTCCACATGCACCAGTGGGAACCGTACCACCTGACCGAGATCCTGCCGTTCAACAAAGAGGAACCGTATCATCGTCTATTCGAGTGCTGCCTGATCTGTGGGGTGGCAAGAATCAAGAACCTGGCTCCGGGAGAGATCCCGCCTATCATCTACCTGCCTGCGGAGGAATCGTGAACAGTCATGCTGACCGCAACTCAGTGGAGGCGGCGCGGCGCTGGATCGCTAACCAAGTCGTTAGCCAACTCGCTGTGTGGCCCAGCCCTGAAAGCGTGGTCATCAGCTCGAACCACGCGGTCTACCAGACTCCCGATGGTCCCATGTTTGGAACAACCCGCGTGCTCAAGGTGCTGGGACTCTCCACCGAGCCCCTGATTCGCTGGGCGTCTGGAGTCGAGAAGTCTGCTGCGTTGGAAGCCTGCGCAGGACTCTGGGCCAGCGCTTCTGCTTTCCAGTCCGGTCAGGACTTCGCGAAAGCTGTGGAAGCAGCGATGGGAACCGCCCGCCAGCACCAGAAACAGATGCAGAAGGCGGCCGAGATCGGCACAGCGGTTCATGCTGCGGTCCATGACTACCTAAGTGGTCGGGACCTACTTGATCTGCAGGCTCCAGCCTATACGGCCTTCAAAGGATTCCTGTCTTGGTGGAAGGAATCGGGCCTCAAGGCTATTCGTATGGAGCAGCCAGTCTGGGACAAGCAGGATGGCTATGCAGGCACCATCGACCTCGTGGCTGAGCACCCCGAGAAGGGGCTGGGAGTCATCGATTTTAAGACCTCAAAATCCGTGTACGACGACCACCACCTGCAGGTATCCGCCTATCTCCATGCCAGCAGGAACTTTGCAGATGTGAAGTGGGCTCAGATCGTCAGACTGCCTAAAACGGCTTCTGACCCTGGATTCGAGGTAAAAGACTTGGGTTCCATGTATGGCAGAGATCTCACTCCTGAGAGGCTTTTAGAGGCCTTCAGGGGAGCGCTGGCAGCGTACCGCGTGCTGGTGGCGAGATGAACCGGTTCAAGTTGTCTTGTGTCCTTGAAATAACGGCATGGCTGCTAACATACGCATCGGCTATCTGCTTTTTGCTCTATCTTCGGGCTTACAGGTGATCCCGACCCCCGAGCAGGTGAGCGCCGCGCGGGAGTGGCTGAAACACCGATACGCCGAGGGGATGAGTGCTCGCATGCAGCATGCCGATCTCGCCGCCCTGCTCGCCGCCCGCGAGGCTGCGGCCTACAAGCGCGGGTGGGAGGCATGCAGGGAGAAGGCGGTGACGGCAGCTGATGCGTGGGGCGGACCGCCTGCTTTGCCCAATAGCGCCCGGATTGCACATGCTTTGGCTACTCTGATCCGCGCGCTGGAGCCGCCGAGCGGGGAGGGGGAGTGAGCGTTCGCGTTCTATTCGAGTGTGGCGGATGTGGGCTGAAAGTGGACGGAAAAGCGCCATTGCGTAAACGGTTCGAGTCGTTCTCTGGCCGCGATCATGGATTCGGGAGAGCGGTTTGGGACGTGCGCGTCGAGGACATTGTGCCAGAGGGATGGATAGCCTTCGATCCCTATACATATGCCTGTTACTGCCCGGCCTGCTGGAGTGAAATCGAAAACACAGCAACGGACAACCCGAGATGAGAGTCCTAGTCGCCTGCGAGTTTTCAGGTCGGGTGGGTGGTGTTCGGTGGCGCACTCCACGCAAGCGAGATGGAGCTGTCTAAGCAGTGCGACACCTACGAGCGGGGGCAGAAGTGAGCGGACCTGACGACTTGGAGACACGCATTACCCGAGCAGCCGTTAAAGCCGAGCGACTGAGGGCCGAGCGCGACCGCCTCGCCGAGCAGGTGACTGCTGTTGAGGCAGAAGTCTACGTTGAGCGGCAAATCGCCATCGGGTACGAGAAGGAGCGCGACGCCGCGCTGGCGAGGGTGAAGGATTTGGAGCAGGAACGCATGAACGACACGATTCGCGTCGAACGCATCCCCGACCCGAATGCTCTCGCCCACGTCGCGACGCTGCGGGAGGCGCTGGAGAAGTTGTGCGCCAGATACAGCGGGCTGCTCACCGAGCATTTCCGGCTGTCTGGTAGCAGGGAGGACGAGGTTAAGGACGAGGTGCAGCACTTCCTCTGCACGACGGACAACTCGTGGGGCGAGGCGCAGAAGGCAATGAGCGCGACCGCAGACGCAGGGAAGTGGCTCAGCGAGCACGACGACGCCGTGCGGGCGGAGGTCGAAGGATGCATGCACGAGCTGCTGCGCCAATCACACGCAATGGCAGTCAACGACTTCTACCGTGGGTTGCATCAAGGACACGAGAACGCTCGTGTGACCATAGCCAACATTCGGGCGGAGGCTCTGTCCGGTCCCACGGTTGGGGGAACTTCTACCGGACAACCTCGGCCCGAAGTCCGCTTGTGGTCGTTGGAAGAAGTCGAGCAGGCCGTGGCGGAGGAACGGGATGCGTGCGCGAAGGCCATGCAGGAACTCACCGACATGCCAGCCGCAGAGTTACATCGGGCGCGGGGGAAGAAGTGAGTGACCTTATGAGCGACGACCGGGATGCCGCCCTGCTGGACAAGTTCGCCGCCCTGCTGGCCGAGCGCGACCGCCTCGCCGAGCGGTGCGAGGCCGCAGAACGCGAGAACCGCGAGCACGACCAAGCGATGACGGACGTGAACGCACTACGCGACGCCGCGCTGGCGGAGGTCGCCATGCTGAGGGAGGCGCTGGCCGCCATCTGGCAACGTTCTGGCTCATTCAGCAGCGAAGTGCGGGCGTGGCAGAAAACGAGAGATGCCCTCGCCGCGACCGCAGACGCAGGGAAGTGGCTCAGCGAGCACGACGACGCCGTGCGGGTGGAGGAAAAGCGCCGCTGTATCGGCATCGTGGAATACTCGGTTATGTACCAACAGGACCGCGAAAAGACGGTTGCCCGCATCCAATCAGGGCATGAGCAGCATACGAATCGGGCGCGGGGGAAGAAGTAAACAGGAGGACTCATGCAGCAGGGAACTGATCTACTGACACAGCTTGCAGCCATCCGGGAGAGACAGGGTAAAGAACCCCTGCCCAACCCCGGCTACATCCAGGGGTTTGGCGAGAACGATCCACCAAGCCCTCCACCTCCACCGCTATACGCACCACCCGCTCCTGACGACGACGATCCCAGCCCGCTGATTCCTCCCCAGCAGTACTACGTCAAGAAGAAAGAACCAGAGGCTCCCGCCTTGTCCGAAGAGGTGGTCATCCCGCAGTTCAAGCTGCTAGTCATGGACTCTGCCGCCCAGTATGCCGGACATGCGGTGGTGCTGGAGGACTGGGAGCGGGACGAGATCGCCAAACTCGTCGTTCAAGCCGTGAAGCGCGAGCTGGACGCCCAGGCTTCCCAGCTACAGGTCAAGGGCACAGCCTTTACTGGAGCAGAAACCGTCAGTCCCGAGAAGCGCAAGCGCGGAAGGCCACGCAAGAATGCGCCTGTTGCTTAAGACTTTGATCCTGTGTAGCCTGCTGGCTATCGGGTTCGCCTGCATGCAGTGGCTGCTCATGGTTCAACCTGCGGGGAGGTGATCTGCGTGGGCGGAGACGTCGAGTTGATGCTGTTGGATTTGCTCTGGTGGTTGGGGGCGGCAGGTGGGCGGGGATAAATATAACTGCGGGCCGCCATTCCGTGAGCAGCGTCTGCGGGGACGACTGCGGTCATGGAGGAAGCGGCCTGCTTCAATCCCAAGGAGAACACATGGGTTGGTATTGTGTTCGATGTGGCGGAAATCATCCTCTCGCCATGCACAATGCGATCATGCAGCCCAGTATGGCACCGCTGGAAACACCCTCGCACAATGGACCCTATCAAGGGACTGTCCCAGTCCGCGAGGTTGCACCTGGAGTCTCTTTTCAGGATGACGAAGGATCTACTGCCGCAGTCAAAGCCGCTATCGGCCGCAACAAGCAGAGCCTGATGGCGCAGGAAGTCAAGGCTCTCTGCGTCGTGTGCGAGAAGCCTTTCACAAAGGCCAAGGGATACAACGGCAAGCACCACAAGTACTGCTCTGACAGGTGCTACCTAAAGGCCTATAGGGCCAAGCAGAAGGCGTTTGAGGCACAGCGTAGACCCCACAGGAAAGTCTACGATAGACCTAAGGGCAAGGTAACCAAGTGGTGAAGTCCAAGGCCGCGCTGAAGCGGAAGTACGACAAGATGGCGCGTGAGATTGTCTTTGCGCGAGACCGAATGAGGTGCCGACGCTGTGGAAAACGACCTCCCGAAATCCAACTCCAGTGGGCTCACATCTACTCGCGGAGATACCTCTGCCTCCGTTGGGATCCGGGCAATGCTCTCGCGCTTTGCGCAGGGTGTCATTTCTGGATCCACGCCAATCCGATGGATGGGGCCGAGTTCGTTCGCGATACTGTTGGAGCAGACGAAGTCACCAGACTCCGACTCTCGCTAGCAGAAAGCCGAAAGCCCGACCTAGAGGCTATCGGGCTTCGGCTGACAGAGCTATTGGCTGCTACTTGATCGACGCTGCGGCCCTTGCGAGCGCAACCTCCTTCACGGATTGCCAAACGTTCTTGGCGGTGGAGTGGACCCCCGTGGCGAGTAGCGTCTGGCCTAGAGACTGAAGCACGATAGTCCCCAACGTCGGCCAGATCGCACCAAAGACCCCAGCCCCGGCAACACCCGGCCCTGCCAGCTTGATCAGCACGGCAAGCAGGGCATTAAAGAGCGGGATCAGCCGGTTAGGCCAACTGGCTAGAACCGACCACTTCTTGACCAGAGCGCCAAAGACCAGCTGGGTGATGAGCAGTACGAAGGGGTTTTGTAGCGCCCCAATCAGTGCGTCCAAGTTATCCTCCCTGGATTTCTAGGAAAATTTCTCGTGGGACTTGCTATGTGTGCGTATCCTGTGACAGTTGGCGCACACGACCTCGCACTTTTCTATTTCTCGCTTAAGATCTCGCAAGGGCTTCGTGTACGAGGTCTGGGCGATAGAGAAAGATTTTACTCCGCGAACGTGATCGAAGTCCATGACGTATGGCGGGTACTTATTTCCGCAATCCGCGCAGGGCACGTCTTTCGCCTTTGCAAGGAATGCGTTTCTCTCTGCCAGGCGCTTTATGCGGTATGAGTGTGAGTAGCCCTTGATGCGATGCTTGTTGCCTTTGCGCCATTCCGAATTGTACGAGCGGATCGCCTCTCGGTTTTCCGCTCGCCATGCAGCCTTCTCTTTGAGTATCTTGTCCCGATTAGCCAAGTAGTGCTCACGTTGCCAATCGTTTGACCACTTCTCGGCTATCTGGCCCATTACTCAGGAAGCGGTTCGCCCACAGTAAAATTGAGAGCCCCCGGTGCCGAGTTGATGACCGCGACCGCCAGCGTGTCCGAGAGCACGGTGCTGTCTGCCAGCGTGACGTTAGCCGTGATGATGGCGCTGCCGACCTTGCCGCTGGTCACCGTGATGTTGAACGGATCGGGACCCGGCGTGACACCGGCCACCGAGTCATCAGACGAGGCGAAGTTGATCGTCACCCCGGCCGGAACCTCGTTCAGCGGCTGACCGTCCTGATCCAGAAGCGAGATTCCAGCAGCCACAAACTGCTTGTCCGTGAGCGTGATTGAAGCGGGCATTAAGTTTCCTCCCTTGGCACTTCCGTGTGCCACTCGATACTCGTCGGCTCCGGCGCAGGCTGAGTCTCCAGAGCGTTGGCGATGCGTTCCGTCGCGATCCTGATGCCCACGAGTTCGGCCGTGATCTTCCGAAGCTCGTTCGCTGCTTGCGGCGAAAAGAATACGATCACGCTGCCTCCGGGTCAATCCGAGAGCCTTTCTCTCAGGTCTTCAATCTCGCGATCTCGTGCATATCTGTCAAGCTCCCACTCGGTGCGGCGGACGAAAGAACCGTTGCCACCGTTCTCAAGTCCAAGAGCCTTCTTGATCTGCGAGATGTCTTTGCTGTTCTGCACCTGACCCCAGCGGAGGAATCCTACCGCTCCGCCGATGAGCACTGCGTTGATCGCGAGTTGGCCGATCTCATTGGGGGTCATGCTCCCGTCACTCGGTAAAACCAGACTGCCGGAGACGGAAGAGAGCTGTCTGAGTCCAAGTGGATATACTCGCCACGCATATCCACGCCGATGCGCTTGAAGCCGTTCATCGCAGCAACGGTGGCGAACCGGATGCAGTCAGTGAGCCCATGCATCTGAATGTCCGCAGCAAGTCCTCTCTGGTGGGCTGAGTCCTTGACTCCGCCGACTGCGATGTTATGAGCCTGAGTCCTGTAGCCAGAGTTGATCACAAGCGGGCGTCCCCAGAGTCTCCGCAGGTAGTCAAGCCTCTCGATGAAGCCATAGTCCATCATGGCCTCGCCGGAACCGGGGGCGGTAGGATCATCGAACTCACCAGGCTGGAAGTATTTGATCTTTGCCCACTCTTCGCGAGTCATATGGCCTCTATAGGTGGTCGCGCGAGGCATCCTTGCCCCGTGTGCACATCCCTGTGCCGCTTACTGAGCTACCAGAGTCCCTGATCTGAGCAGATTCGCTACGATGGGGCCGACGAGTGGATTGCCTAGCGAGTTGGCGATGAGGGCCAGCCTCGAAGCAGCGCCCGGCGGCAGGCCAAGACCGGCCTTGATCGGCCCAACGCCGAGTCCGACCATAGAACCCGCTGGTTTAAGCTCCGCCTCTCTGACGGCTCTAGACACTCCGATGGCGGCCTGCTCAGCGTTCCTCGCAGCAGCAACACCCTTCAGACTACGCACTGCCCCGGCTGCACCCTTAGCGATCAGCCTGTCTAGGTCGGGGATGGCAGTTTGCGGTATGCCCATGCCTTCGGCGCGGAATGCTGCCGTAGCCTGTCTTGCGGCTGCCTGCCTGAGTTCGTCGGCCATCATGGGGCTCATGAGCTTGGCGCTTCGCTGGGTTGCGCCCATCACAGACTTTAGAAGCAGCTCGTCCGCTCGGTCTTGAACCTTCTGGATGAAGTCGGATCTCTCTACCGCAGTCATGGGTCCAGACTTCTTCTCGATTGCCTGGATGGCAGGTGCCGCTACCTGCTCAATGTCTATCGCGGCTCCCCGTCTAGTGGCGGCCCTGAGTAGTCCAACCACCTTGCCGGTGGCATCCTTCCTGACCTGCTCCGCAGCCTGAGCGCCGCCCTTGCCGAACCAGCGGTTGACGCTGGCCCCCTGACGTAAGGCATCCTCAACTACGGTAGGGAAGTTCCTGACTAGCGGCTTGGCCACCCCGAGGGCCTTGGACATGAGCGGCTTGGCCACCAGAGAACCAGCCTTCTCCAACCCCTTCATGGCCAGCCCGCCAGTCGCTTCCAGACCGGCCTGAATCGCCCCCTGCTGGGCGATCCCTTGTGGGTTGGCCCCGCCCATGGCAAGTCCCGCCAAAGCCGTTCCTACGGGATTTAGCATGGGGGGTCCGGATTCCAGTCCCTGCTGGAGAGCTTCACCGGCAGCACCGCCGATCCCAGCTCCAGCCACGGCCCCCGGATAGCCCCCAACCTTGCCTGCCAGCCCACCGATCATCCCACCGGCGGCAGCTCCGATCCTGGCTCTGGGCTTGCGGCTGTGCTCCTTGACCGGGACTCTGGCACTGGGTGGCTCCCAGTTGTCGTCCTCGACCTTCCTTGCGCTAGGCGGTTCCCAGTCGGCCATTACTTGCTCCGCTTCCAGCCGCGCTTAATAGCCTCGGGTAGGTCGGCCGCGTCAATCTCCCGCAACTGTCCCTTGGGACCGATAACCCGAACGCCGGGACCCTTGGGTTTCTCTGCCTGAGCCCCGCCGGTCTGCGGGGTGATCGTTCCGACCGACGGTTCCTTGCGCCAGTCCTGAGACAGATAAGGATCCTCGTTCCTGTCCAGCATCGCCAGCACGTTGTTGATCTTCTGCATCGCGGTAGGCAGGTCATCATGGATAGTCGGGATGTCGTTCTTGACCGCCTGAAGGATTTCGGCCTGATTGACTCTGAGCCCCGATCCCATACCACCAGCGATAGCCGTCAACTGCTTGATGGCCTGAATGCGCCAAGTGTTGAACGCGCTTCGTGTGGGGTTGGTATGCAGGACGTTGGACAACGTGATGCCGCCGTACTGGCCGATGCGGGACTTCCAGTCGGGAGGCAGGATCTCGGCTGCCTGATTGGCCATCGCCTGTAGGTTGGTGCGGGCACCCTCCACGTTGTGGAGCTTATCCATCGTCTTCTGGTCGCCCAGCCTGACACCATTCTCCGCCGCCCACCGCTTGGCCTTGGTCATGTCGGTGGGTGTCATTCCGCTGGCGTCGAGGATCTTGGTTCCGCGCGAGGTGGTAATGATGCTCTGGTTGAGGAAGTCCATGTTGTCGGAACTGGTGGAGTCTGGCTTGGCGGCGTTCGTCTGCCGGGACTGAGCCCCGCGAGCGGCGATCTGCTCCAGCGAGTTCGCCTGCTTCCTGTCCTCCAGCGCCAGCGCGTCCTCGTGGTGCTGCTTCTCCAGCAGTTGCGCCAGCGTCTTACTGATCTGCTCCCGCTTGAGCAGAGCGTTCTGCTCAGCCTCAACATCTCCAGCAGCCTTGGCTGCTGAGGCCTTCTGGGCGAAGGTATCCTGCAGGGCCTGAAGGTTCTCGGCGCGTGCCTTGAGCAGATCGCTTCGCTGTTGCTTGATGGTGTCCTGAGCATTCTCCCGGTAGGACGGCTCTCTCCCGATCACTGACGCCACGTTGCTGAATAGCTGGGGGATCAGAGCCTGAAGGCCGTTGATGTCAGGAAGCGGAGCGGAGGCAGCCTGCTGGTACTGCTGTCCTGCCTGCTGGGCCTGCTGAGCGGCCTCTGCTGCATGCTGAGCAAGAGCCTGCTGGAGAGCCTGAGCCATGGCATCAGATTGGCTCTGGGCATCCATGCCGGAGAGCGTGTTATCAAGGCTGGCCGGGCTGGTCTGGGGGATCGGCATGGCTATCGGTAGCCGTACTGCGGCGGCGGGTTGCCCCTCCGCGAGTGCAGCCAGTCAGAGAGCATTGGTCCAAAGGCGTCAAGACCAGCGCCGAACAACTGGCTGGAGGTACTGGCAGGCATGCGCCCCTGAAGTGCGGCCAACTGCTGCTGAATGTTGTTCATCGCCTGCTCTTGGGCGGAGTTGTAGGTAGCCGTCCTCAAGCCTGCCTGCTGGCTGCCGACAAGGCTGGGAACCAGACTAGAAAGCACAGCGCCAGTCCCGCTGGTGCCAATGCCTCTCGCTGCTAGCGAGTTCTGAAGCTGGTTCCCCGCCACGTTGGCCCCCAAGGCGATGTTGCCCTGAGCCTGAGAGAAGGCCGGAGAAGCCTGAAGCTGCTGGTAGAACTGCTGCTGGAGCCGCGCGATGTTCTGGGGGTCGATGATCTTGTTGGCCTGCTTACGGTACTCAGCCGCCGGATCGTGGCCGAATAGTTTGGACAGGAGGCTGGGCGCAAACGACAACAGGCCGCCAAGCAACAGATTGTGAAACGAAAGCGGGTTGTAGGGCTGCTGTTGCGGGGCAGTGGTGGCCGACTGATCATAGATCGCCATGTTTGGGGCCTCCCTGCCCCGCTAGGATGATAGCACGTTCATGGTTACACGGTCTACGCTTTCCGATCCGAGTAGTCCGCCGATGTCGGCCTTCACAGAGTCAAGCGCCGCCGAGATGCTGGCCTGATTAACCGCCGCTTTCTGACCTATCCCGTCCTTCAAAAGCGCGTAGGAATACGGCCCGTTTGTAACCACCTTCTGGATCACGACTGAGTACTGGGCCACTTTCCCTCCTGATAGGTCGCTGTCCGGATTCTGCACCGGAGGCATTGGAACAACTCCGGAACGCCGGAGCATGGCTGCATCTCAGTATAGGTACGTGACGCGGATATATAGCGCGTACTGGGGACTTCCGCTCGCAGCGTTGATGGTCGTGCTGTAGGCGATATTGCCCGACGCCACCTGCATGAACACGGTAGCCCTGCTTCTGCCTGTGGCGGACAGGGGAAGAGGGAACGCCGTGGCCCCGCCATCCTCTGCCGTGACGTTGACGTTGGTTGCGCCAACCACGTCCGTCCACGCTAGATTAACGTCTAGCGTTGGTGCTCCAGATCCGGAAACAGTGGTACAGGCCGCGTAGACATCAACCCGATAGAGCCCCGCTGGCGGAGTATTCGATAGGTTGGTACTGCCAATACCAGCCGTCTGCCCTGTGAGGTCTACCTTGCCTAGTGCCCCAGAAGCTACGGCGGGAGGATCGTCGCCAATGACGGGAAGGTTTCCGGACAGGTTTCCCAAACCGTAGTTGCGAGCGGCCGTATTGGTCAGCGTGACCGAGTTGTTCCCGACCGATCCCGATAGCACGAAACGCAACTTCTTTGTGCTAGTGGTGGAGTCGGTGAACGCAACACCGCTGCTGGCGGTGGTGGATGTCAGCGTAGAACTGGTAAGTATTGTCTTGCTTCCGAGGTTCTGGACAGCACCAGACAACACAATCTCCCCACTACCGTCAGGGAAGAACATGGTCTTGTTAGCAGTCATGCCCGCGCCGCTGGTCACCTGAAGGTCAAGCGCGAACCCACTCACCGTATCCACAAATCGCATCGCCGATGCCGCATCGGACAATGGCGCGCCATCCCCCGGCACGGTGTTGATAACGAATGGCACAGCGGAGGTCTGGTGGTTGTAGGTTATCTGCGCAGTGTGGTTTCTAGTGCCCGAGATTGTCTCTGCGTTCTCGATGGTGGAGAGCGTGCCGGTGACGTTCGGGAAGGTCAGCGTTCTATCCAGCGTGTGGGACGAAGCCAGCGTCAGGGTCTTTCCAGTCGTCGCTCCACCCAGCGAGAAGATCGCAGCCTTCGTGATGTCCCCGTCGTCTCCGACAAGGAAAGCCGTGTCCTTGAACTTCTGGAGCGTGGACCAGGTTCTGGCGGTGTCTACGGTCGCAGAGGCCCACGACAGGTTTCCGGATCCGTCGTTGGTAAGCACAGTGCTGGCCCCACCCTGCGCTGTAGGCACCACGTAGGTGTGGCTGGTGGGAGACGTGCCGCCGGAGAGCGTCACCGTGCCGGACGTCGTGCCGGTCAGGTTGAGACGCTGACTCTCCAGATAGCCCTCGGTAGTAATCCTGCCGGTCTGGACGCTGTTGGTGTCCCAGCGGGCTATCGTCTGGGTGGTGCCAGTGGTGATGGCAAGCTGGACGTGGGCGATGTCGTAGCCGCTGGTGCCGATGCCGATGACGGCAAACTCAATCGTCGCATCGTCGGCCGCCCCGGTCGTGATAAGGGAAGTTACCTCGCCCGCGCTCAGGGTGTAGTTGAACGCCGAGAACGACGTGCTGGCGACACCCGAAAGCTGGGTGGTGACGGTCGTAGCGGCATGGCGGAGGATGAACTGCAACTGCTCTGTACCGGCGCTGGGGGTGTCGCGCTTGGTGATGATCTGAACCTGGATAGTGGGAGAGCCAGATACCGGCACCGCCCCCGCCGCCCACAGCGTGAACTTGATCGCCGTGCCGGGAGAGAATCCAGTCTCGGTGATGTAGGTTGACCCGCCAGTATCCTGCGTGGTCTCGTTGATGTAGGTCTGGAGATTGGTCGTTCCGCCGTCGCTTCCCAGCCAGTTGTTCCTGCTGCCGGAGATGGCCGTGGGTCTCGCGTAGATCGTCGTGCCGGTGCCGGAGATGTGCACCATGGCAGACGGCGACTGGGTGCCTATACCCAGTCGGATATTAGCCTCGTCGTATCCTGACGACGAACCCAGCAGGATCTTGCCCTTGGTGTCGTGGGCCGTTGAGCTAATGGTCCCGCCACCGCCAGAGGCCACAGACATGAAGGCTGTGAACGGATCAGAGATGCCGGGCTTGAACCAGTAGTTGGTCAGCGTGCCGTTGTTGCCGATCTGGTTGCCTGATCCGTCCGGAACCTGACCGTTGTTGATCCTCGCTACTCCCCGGCTAAGGTCGCGCAGGAAGTAGTCGATGTCGCCAAGCATTCTCCTGACACGGGGCTGGAAGTCCGGTGCATACGGCGGCGGCATGCTCGCGTAGTCGATGCCGGTATAGTCCCTCATCGTCCGGAATCTTCCTTACCGAAGTTCTCGCCGTCGATGATCATGAACTCCTGAGCGTAGGTACACTCCCCGGTCACCGTAGCTTGGATCAGCATTCCTTCGGCCATCTGATTGAAGATGACCTTATGTAGCTTGGTCGTCATCGATGCCGGGAATACGTAAGACTTGCTGATCGAGCTGGATGACCCGTCGTTATCGGTCTTGACGTTATCGGTGAGGTAGGTGACCGTCGGAGGACTGCTCCCGCTCACCAGTCCTGTGTACCCGTAGACCTCGTTCAGTCTCCACTCCATCCCCATACCCGCCAGATACATTCTGCGCGTACGCCACACCATGGAGGCGTTAGTGCTGGGGATGTTGGTTCCCGTCTCTCTCCATACCTGTCCAGCCCCTGCCGCCGTTGAGTTGACACCGCCAGCGCTGGCCCCGTAGCCAAGGAATATCTCCGTGACCCCGGTGCTTCTGGTGATCGGCCACGCCGACTTGGGAACGGCCGTGTTGCCGCTGGAGTTGTTGCGCATGGTGACCATTCCGGCCACGCGCGGCAGTCCGTCTACGAAATCCGAGTGCTGGAAGGTCAGGGCGAAGTAGTCTCCGCCGAAGCCCACAGCGCTGTTCCTGAAGTAGTAGACGAGTTGCAGGTTCTCGATGTCGTTGATCAGGGCGACTGGCGTGTAGTTTCCAGTGGTGGTGTTGGCGATTCCAAGGCCATCCCTGTCGCCGCGCCAGTCCAGATTGTCAGCCCAGTTCTTGAGCGTGTAGCCATCGGTTACGTGGACTCCCTGATCGCTGACGAAGGCCAGACGCTCCTGCATCCCCCCCATGCTGAAGACGACCGCACACATCTCGTTGACGCAGCCATAGTCATTGCTGATGCACTCAATGGCCTTGCCCCTATCGAAGCTGGCGTCTCTCTCCGACGGCAAATAGTTGACTCGGTAGATGGAGTTCCTGAGCATGACGATCAGTCGGTTGTTCACGACCTTGATGCAGGTAACGCGGTCGTTGTGCGAGGTCTCGAAGTCCAGATAATAGGTGGACGGGAATGCCTCCGGATCCCCAGGATATGAATATCTGATCACCGAGGGGTTGCCCACGTCGTTGACCACGAGGCTGTCTTCGTACATGGCCCCAGTGCTGGACGACGGGGCGGCACCGTTTTTGCCCACCTGGGCAGTGATGTCTCCGAACGTGTAGGCGACCGTCGGGAACTGGATCACGGAGTCGGTAGTTCCAGCGTAGTAGACCTTGGCCTTCAGATAGTCGATTGCTACCGTGGGTGATGCATTGGACGGTGCCTGAACGAGAATCTGGGCCATGAAGTTCCCGTTGAAGTCTGAGTCAGTGAAGCCGGGGATCTCAGACGAGAACCACCTATCGGACGATCCTCCGAACGTGATCGTCTGTCCGGGGTTACTAGTGGCGGTGAGCAGAGCCGACCTGGCGGCAGTGTTGACCTTCAGGTAGTTGTCGATGAGCAGTCCACGGAACACGCCGGGCGCATTGTTGATACCGGGAGGAATGAATCCGCCGTCCGCCTGACGGTTTCTACCGATGCGGACTTCCATCAAAACGGGAGACACGCTGCACGATGCCTCCAGGGCGATCTCAATGCCACGCACATTTCCGGAGAACCCGCCAAAGTTGAACCCGTACAGTCCCTGAAGCTTTCTAGTTCCGGCCGACAGGGCGGCGCTGGCATAGGCGTTGTCATCGGCCCCAGCTCCTGTCAGCCTCGCGCTGGCATCTCCGAAGTCGGACAGCAGACTACCGGCGACGTTGGCGGTGCCGGGGAACTTAAATCCGGTGTCGCTAGTGGTGAAGGTGTCCGCCACTCCAGCCGTGGCTGCTCCAGTCGGGATCGCAGATTCGGCGATCATGAATCCGGTGGGGAACTTCTTGTCGGATTCCTTGTCCTTCTTAGGGCTACGATAGACGCGCCAGTGAGTGGCGATGGCCGAGTTTGCCACCGGGGGCATGTAGATTGTGGGCACCTGACCCAAGGCGCTAACGAACACCGTCGTGGGGTTGCCCTCGAAGGTTGACTCCAGATTGATGACCGCACCGTCCTGCGTGACCCTAGCCAGCTCAGTAGTCCAGTATTCGTAGTATCCGGTAACTGCCTGACTGAACGTTCCAGCGGCAGACGAGGTGGCGGGATTGGACGACACGGCCAGCATCCCGTGCTGTCTGGTGATGGGGGTGTTGGCTACCGCCGTGGCGGTCAGGTACATGACCAGATTGCCGCCAGTGGCTGTTAGGCTTCCCGTAGTGCCGTTGAACAGGAAGAACCTATTACGGTAGTGGACCACCTCAAGCGACGATCCGTCTCCTACCCCGGACGCCATGATGCCGAACGTTCCGGTGTCGCCGACTAGCGCAGTAACGTAGGCGGTGGAGACGTGGGCTACCACGTACTGGCGTCCGTTGTCGAACGTGACGTCTCTGATCCCGTCAACGTCCAAGGCAGATGCCGTGGCGGTTCCGAACGCAGCACGGCCCTTGGCTCTCTGGATAGCTTGAGAGCCGGGCAAGTAGACGGCGTTGCGGATGAAGGACAACTCTCCGGGCTTAAGAAGTCCGGGGTCCCTGATCGTTACGAGGCCGCGATCAAGGGGCTCGATCTTGCGAGCCATCCTACGTGTCCCAGTCTAGGTACCGCGTGGTGCGGTCGCCGCCAGACGGGTCGGGCATGGAGTGGCCGGGAACGAACCCGAGGTCTTCGTCGGGAATAACCGTCTGGTCTGACATCATGGTCTTCAGTCCCTCGGTGGCGAGCGTCAGCCAGGTGGTTGCCTGCTGTCCGCCCTGCTCTCTCTTGTCGGTAAGAAAGTGCCACTTGGCCCACGCGATAGGATACGACTCGTAATCCTCTGGGATGTCCAGCGTGGACGTGTCTCCGCTTGCGGAGCCCACCGAGAACCTGCGGTAATAGCGTTGGAGCAGAACGTCGGCAGCGCCGGGAGGAGGCAGGAGCCTGACCTTGCTCCGTCCATAGAGGTTGAACAGGTCGTAGCGCTCAGGAGTTCCCGCCGCCGCCTCGTCCGACACCGCACGGTCGTAGAGCCTTCGGCCGATGTAGCGCAGCGCCTTCTGGCTGCCAAGTAGACGGACCGAGTAACCAGACTTGTAGTCACTGGGCAGGTCGTAGGAGTCTCTAACGAAGCTGGCGTTGAACGACTGAGCCCCGGACCCGTAGACCGTGGTGACGTTGAAGCCGAACCCGCTGGCCCCGGTCGCGGTTACCCTGGCCCCGTAAAGGAAACCGGAACCTACGATCATGTCGTCTACGAGGATGCCGTGTCCGGGCAGGGCAGAAGCAGAAGTCTGGGCAGCGGAGGCCGTGATAGCCACGACGAACGGCCCGACAATCGCGGCAGGAACGCCTTCCTTGCGGGCGAAGTTCCACTTGGACTTGTTGCTGTAGAACTGGAATGCCGCCCGAAGTGAGTTGTGGGCGCGAGTCGTCATCTCTGCGTCGGCTGAAGCTCCGGCAGAGTCGGCGACCTGCTGAACCGCGCTAACCCACGGGATCGTGCTGTAGGTAAAAGCCATCCTTGGCTTACCTCACAAGCTAGGCGGGGACGGCTTCTGGAGCCCCGTTTTCCGATGCTTCTTCTTCCATGGCCTGAGCTTCTATCTCTTCCCACTGGGCATCTGACACATGGGGCTGCTCGCGCTTGCGCTCTTCACGCATCTCTTCCCAGAAGCGCACCATCTTGGGCACTTCCTTCATGGCGTCCCGGTTCTCGCTCACCCAGTCCTTGGCGTTGTCTGCGAGTTCCTTGCGCTTCTTCGTGTCTTCGATCAGGATGGATAGCTTGTCAACGAACTCATCCGGGTCATTGAAAAGCAGGCCGGTCTGACCATCAATCACCTCGTCCCTGTAGGGTCCGGTGTTCTGAGCCAGCGTGGCTGCTGGCTTCTTCAGCGCCGAAGCCTCATAGAACTTGATCGCACTCCGGCAGTTGTTGAATACGTGTCCCTGCAGCGGCGCAAGGCTGATGTCGTGACCGATCATGGCGAGTCTCAGCTTGTACTCGTTGTAGGGGCACCAACTCTTGAACGTATAACGATGGGCAGGAATCAGTTCCTTGACCCACGGGAACTGGGCTCCCCACACGATCCAGTGGACCTGCGGATACTTGGCCGAGATGTGCCCCAGTGCCGCGCGGAGCGGGAACCAGTCTTCGTAGTGGGCAATGCCGCCTTGCCAGAGAATCTTGATCTGGTCCGGGTCTTCCCTCAAGTCCACCTGCTCGTAGTGGTCCATGCGAACCAGGTTGGGGAACACCTTGAGCCTGCGAGGCTTCAGTTCCTTGCTGATCGCATCCGCCACGCCCTGCGTAGAGCACGTCACCGCGTCAGCCATCTCCAGCAGGTTCTTGTAGGTCTTGAGCGTGTAGCGGTTACGGTTGATGTCGAAGCCGTTGACCCCATCCTTCCACAGAACCTTGCGCTCACCGTTAGCCATCACGCCGATGTGGTGTCCGGGCGGGATCATGTTGCCTTCCATGTCCCGGATGCCGAGGCTCTTGAACGCCTGGTTGAGTGGCGAGACGTTGAACAGGTTGTCGTCGCTCTCGATGATCACCGAGGGCGGCCATTTCCAGTCGCCGCCCCGCTTGGTAGGGATGAAAGACTGTACACCCTTTACGTTGTTGATCGGCTGATCACCCACTGGCTGATAGAGGATGATCATGTCCGACTCACAGAACGCCTTGACGCGGTTCTCCGGAGAGATACCGGCGTCGTTCCTGTCAATGATCACCTGAACGGGGAGGCCAAGCTCGCTCGCTGTGCTGAGCGGGACGTTCAGTCGGTAGTAAAACGACGCGCTGGCACCGTGAGGGATCACGGTGTAGATCACCATGGGCTTCACTTAACCGCCTTTTTCTTTGTGAGTCTCTTGTACAAATCGCCAATCTGCGTGAACGGATTGCCGAATCCCGTCGGCTTTTCAAGCTCAGGATGCGAGCCGGGCTGGATACCTCCGCCCAGTCTCGACGCTTCGTTAAACCCGGTGTCCAATCCGTTGGCCTGGTAGGGCACTGTCACTCTCTTCTTGGGCATCGGGCGACCGTTGCTGAGCTGGATCGCCATTAGTCACCCAACTCGTACGACGTACGGACCACCGCCCCCGCTTCCTTGGCGGCAAGTCCGGCGCTCTCATTCTCACCAACCTGAACGTTCTCTGTACCCCAGTAGCCGTCGGTGAGAACACCGCTTTCGATCACCTTCGCGGCGCGGTCTGCGTTGGCGCGAACTTCGGTATCCTTCCAGGTATCGGTGAACGCATCGGAACCGCGATTCGGCCACACATCTTTCAGAACGATTGCCATGCTACACCTCCTTGCCGTCTACCACCGTGCTGCTCGGCCGGGAACCGCCCCGGCTGTCGTAGGTCTTGTACTGCGGATTGCGCTTGAGCCACGAGTAGAACTTCTTCTTGTCTCCCATCCACGCAGGATCCAGAAGCCGGGCAACGGCCACCATCGGCACGTTGACTAGCGATGCCACGCGGCGGAAGTCGTTTCCTCTGTGCAGATTCCCGTCGTCAATCTCGCGTAGCTCCTTCACGGCTTCGAATCTCGGACGATAGTAGTCGGGGGCCGCCTTCATCAGATTGTCCGCTGACATGGCCTCTTCAAACATCGTCTCGTTCTTGCCGATGAAGAACGTCGTGGGCTTTCCGTTCTCGGTGCTCATGTTACTGGGCGCTGGGATCCGGAGTGCCATTGCAGGGCACGGACGGAGAAACGTCCCCCTCACGGTTGCCGCTGTTCTGGCAGAACTGGACGTTGCTCGTGCAGTTGCTGCTCGCCGTGTCCTGCGGGACCTGGCTGTCGAACGGACGGCTGGTGTCCGGAAGATACTCGTACTTGTCACCGCTGGTACCACCCTTGAACGCGACCGGCATCACATGCCTCCCATGCCAGCGTACGGGTCAGACCCGCCGCCCTTGTTATCGTTGTTCTCGCGCAGTTGCGGGCTGTTGAACGTCTTAGACTCCGTGTAGCGCGGCTCTTCCGCCTGCGGATAGCTGTCCGAGATTCCCTCCGGGAGACTTCCCACTGACTGATCGCCAAGCTCCCACGTATTCGGAGCACGGTTGAAGTTGGCGATGCTGCCGACCCCAGGGATAACCGTTGGGTCCCAGCCCTTCGCCTTGCTGACAATGATCAGGGCCTTTGACTGATCGCCCAGTGCCATGTCTCGTTCCTTTCTCTGGGTTAGGCAGGGACCCGAAGGCCCCCGCCCCCAGATTTAACTACGACCCGGTGACACCCAGCATGGCCGCCCACGCGCTCGGGTGATCGAGCTGGAGGGTGCATTCCATGAGAACGATGCCACGGGTGTGATCGCCCGACTTGCCCATCGGCTTGTGCTGCGGAGGCCGGTAGAAGGCAATCTTCGCCATCGAACGGTCTCCGATGTAGTACGCACCCACCGCAGAGCTGGTCGCATTGATCGGGATGAAGCGGTCGGTGATGATCGCGTAGAGCTGGTTGAATGGCGTCTCGAAGACGTCCACGTTCGCCACGAGCTTCTGGTCGGTCGCCGCGATGTTACGCACGTTGCCCGAACCCGAAGACACGGTAGCGTTCACGAACTGCTTCTTGGACGGCGGAGCGAACCAGATCGAGTCCGGCTCGGCACCGTTCTGGAACAGGGTCTGCGACAGCGTCACGATATCTGCAGTCGTGACACCACCCGACGCCGACGCGGCCGTCGAGATACCGAAGCCCTGAATGCCAGCCATGAGCGGGGCGTTGGTCGCCGCCTCTGCGCCGGTCGCTGAAGCAGTCGAGTTGACCGCCCAGAGACGCGATTCGCAGTTACGGGCAATGACCTTGAACTCCTTCATGATCTGGTGCTCGTACATGTCTCGGATACCCGCAGGATTCGCATCCCGCTCACGATCCGACACGGCAACGTGCCGCGAGAAGATCTGGGTACCGTTGACCAGACGGCTCGGGCTGGTGAGCGTATCGCCCGAGAAGTCCACCGCTTCCACGACACCCGCCGTCGAAGTGGCTGCCAGCGTGTCCACGGTCCAGCTATGGACGACGTCGCGCGCCCTCAACTTCGGGGATGACGAGAAGAGCGGAGTCTGGAACGAATCCAGAATCGTGACGATGTCCACCAGATCCTCGTGGTGGATACCCGTCGCGTTATTGAAGAATCCGGCGTCGAAGGTTGAAAGGACGCCGCTAAGTACTGTCTGACCACCAGGCATGTCCCTATGCCTTTCTGACTTCCTACTGCCTCAGGAAGTCCTCGGAGATTACGGTCTTAAGGCGGGCCTTCGCATACTCTCTGGCCGCCTCGGTGCTGCCGGTCTTTTGGTAGTTCTGCCACGCCTTCTGGATGTCGCCAGTCACGCTGTCAGGCAGACGCCGCGACTCCCCACCCCTGCTGGACGGAATCGACGCGTGCGTGGTGTCCTCCTGCTGCTGGCCGTTGCCGTTACCGTTACTTCCGGAGCTACGACGTCGCGACTCCCCGAACTTGAGGAATGCGTATTCGAACGCTCCGGCGGGGTCGGCTGAGAACATCCGGTTGTATGTCTGGCTCAACTCGGGATCCGACTGGACGTACTGGGCCACGTCTGATTCGAACTTGTTGTAGTCCGAGTACTTGGCCTGCATAGTCTGGCGAGCGTTGACCCCAGCCATGATCGGCGCGAAAGCAGACTGAAGTTTGGTTTCCATGTACTCGTTCAGAGCATCCACTGGAACACCGAACTCGGTCAGCCGGTCCTCGGGACGGTCGCGCCGCTTCACATCCTGCCGGGGGTTCGCCTCGGGCTGGTAGACGTTGAGAAGCTGGCTCTTGAGTGCGTCCCGTTCGTTCCGGATCTTCACAGCTTCAGCGTCTGACGCTCTCTTGGCGTTAACAAGAGCCTCGACGTTGGGATAGCCCATGAGATCGGGATTGAGCGGCTGCTCCTGCTGCTGCGCCTGCTGCTGGACTTCCTGGTCCTCTGCCATCTTCGGATCCTTCCTCGCCGGTTCGCGGCGCTATGGACGGGGGTTCGCCCCGTTTGTTTCGGCGTCGAGTTCTTCGATGCGCCGATTGTGCTCATACACAGCAATCTCGTTAGACCAGCAGGAGAGCATCCATTCCACTTCCTTGACCTGCACTCTCAACTGGTCGTCCGTCATGCCTTCGTAGTCACCCTTGCGCTCCTGCGGAAACAGGGTCAGCGCCCGGAGTGCCTGATTGCCTCGGTTGGCAAGCACTGGCCTCACCACGTCGTTCCAGAAGGAACTAGCGAGTCCCTGCTTGACCGTCTGAATCTGTTCTTCAGTAAGAGCCACCACCCGCCGCCTGACTGTTAAAGAGTTGGCCTAGAACCTCTGGACTCATCTGCTCCATCGGCTGGCTGACCTGACCCGCCACCGCCTGCGGACTCATGCCGTTGTCCTGCGCCACCTGGTTGATCATCGGCACGTTCTGCACGAGCAGTTCGTCCACGTTGCGGAAGTCGAACAGATCAAACGCCTGCCTTGCAAAGTTAGACCAGTTCACCAACTGCATCAAGGCTGGATTGCTGGACATCATCTGCAAGAGCCCAAGTAGGTTCTGCTGCCTAACAGAACGTCCCGCCATCTGAGATGCCCCAACCGCACGAGCCCGGTAGTCCGGGGCAAGGTCGTCGTAGTCTATCTCGACCTCCATCGGCTGATAGGGCAATCCGGTGATGGGGTTGGTCGTCGCCATGCTGCCCAAGATCTTGAGAGAATAGGGCAGGGGCAGATAGACCGCATCCATCTTGCGGAAGGCGTTTGCCAGCGGCTCGATCAGGCCCTCTTCCAGAGCCCGAGTCTCAAGGCTCAGACGGGTCAGGGCATTCTCCTGACGTCCAAGGAACCCACGGGCCGTCTCCCGACCTCCCGCTTGAATCCCCATGATGGCTTCAGTCTCGCCCGTCCCTAGCTGCATCATGCTGAACAGGCGGCTGATCTCGTCGCCTCCAACCTGCACCCCACGCATGTCCGGGGTGATCGGCTGGAAGTTGTTGGGCCCACCCTCGTCTACCAGAATGATGCGCCCGGCTCGGCTGAATAGGTTCTGGGTGTTGATGTTTGCACGACTGGAGACCACGTACTGAGGGTCGATCAGAAGGTCGATGGCGTCCAGGCGCTGATTGTTCAACCTGTCGGCTGTCCGTTGGGGGCCGTAGGCAATCTCAGCCTTGCCAACGCCATCAAAACTGTAGGGATCAGCCATCGGTGCGTAGCTGGCGAACGGCTTCTGCTGATTCGGCATCGGCCCTTCGCGGTTCTTCAAAACCACTCTGCCGTTGCCAATGGCGATACAGCGGTGCCTCACTCCATCAGGAGCGAACTCCGGAGGAACAAGTCCGTGCATTTCCCAGATTTCAACCGGCTTAGCGAACCGTTCGTTCTGGCGAGCCTGATAGTCGTACTGATTCCGAAAGGTGACTTTACGGCTGACCCATTCATCGTGCGCCGCACCCTGCAGCGGGAAGTCGCGGAGCGCGATCACCGCTGAACGGTCGAAGTAGGACGATCCGGTATTGACGTCCTCGATCATGTCATCCCAGTCCAGCCAGTAGCGGTGGATCACCCACGCCATGTCCTCGATGCGCTTCTTGCCAGGCTGCTGCCAGAAGTCCAGTCGGTCCACCGTCTCCCAAACTGGACCGTTGAAGATCTCGGACTCGCCCTCGTTCATCACCGGGATCTGAAATCCGGGGGCGATGGTCTCAAGGCTACGGTACTTGTTGTTACGGATGGTCTTCTTCCATCCCCAGCGGATGATCCCCGTTCCGCAGATGTCCGCCTGGAGGCACAGGTCAATCGCCTGCATGATTGAGCCACAGTCCTTCATCTGGGCGGACACCAGTACTTCGTTGCGCTTGGCGCGGGCGACGTCTTCTGGAGCGTATCCCTCGAACGCAACGATGGGCCACGAGGCAAAGGACGTCTGCACCTTGCGGGCGACATCGCTCTGGATCATGGCGAACGTGAAGGGGATCGAGATGTTGTTGCGGAACTGGGCGTAGCGCCCCGTCCACACGCCGCGGTAGGCGTTGTAGTATCCCTGTAGACGGTTAAAGACGCTCTGGTTGTACTGAATCGAGTGCTGGCGACGGGAATCGACCAGTTCGATTACACGAGCGTCGTCTACTCTGGTCTGGGGCGGGGCTGCTCCGACTTTGCCCGGATAGGGGTTCGCCATCTACTTCTTGCGACCCGCCGCAGCCATCTTGGCGAACTTGGCGGCACCGTACTTGCGCCTGCCGATAGCAGCAGCCACGGCTCCAGGATTGCGTGCTCCGCCGGCCTTCGCCTCTGCCTCGACCGCCTTGAATCTGCTGCCTTCTCCGGTGGGAGACGACTTGGCGACCTCTTCGTACTTCTCTCGCGCTGCACGCCGCGCTGCCAGACCACCAGGGTTCTGTCGAGCCATTCCGTTGGCTCCTTTCCTTCTAGATGAACGTCTTCTTGCCCAACCTTCTTGTTAGCCCATGACAGGCCTTGCACAACCACGATACGTCCAGCTTGTTGTCGTAGTTCTCGTGGTGGGCTTCAACCGGGCCGCGAACTTGGCACGCCGAACAACGTTCTGGCCTAATCAGGCGGCCAGACTTAACGGCCAGATACACAGCATCTTTTGCCGATTTTCGTTTGGGGTCATGGTACTTTTTCCACCAACCGGGATTGCGAGATCTCCACTCAGCATTCTTTTTCGCGATACCGTCCCGCCCCGCCTTGTCCGCCCAACGTCTAGATCTTTCCCTAGCAGACTGCGGATGGCTCCTGTTCCAGTCAAGCATGTATAGATTCCAGCATGGTTTGCAGTAACACTTAGCGGAATAGAACTGATCATCAGCCTTAATCTCTTCGCATTTCGGGCACCGTCTCATGTAAGTTTGTGCCTCGGGTCCACCTCGGCCTCGCCAGATTGTACCGCTTCCGCCAAGCATATGTCTATCTCAGTCATCAGGCTATTGCGTTGAAGATTCAGGGAGTGGAGCCTGGCGACCGTTTCGGCGTTGACCCCATCGTTGGTTTTTGCCGCCTTGTGCACGACATCCTGAGTAAACCAGAGCTTGAGATTCACCACGCTCAGCTTGTCTACCAGACTCCCCAGCGTCTCAGCCACCGACCACCTCCGCCGAGGACCGCTCAAGCCACTTTGACTTGAACGTGGGCCACGACTCGCGCAACTCTATCTCGGTGTCGTTCAACTGATTATCCCCGAGATTGCTCCAGATGACCTTCGGGTGGTTGCCGATCTGGTCATGGACTCGGATCGTGGGTACCTTGAGTGCCCCACCAACCGTCACTACGCTGGAACCACCACCGATCAGAAGCCTGGATCCGGCGATGAGCTTGGCGAGGTTCAGGAAGTCTCCGCCGTCATCGAACACCTTGCATTCCGGGTAGGTCGATTCAGCCGCTTCCCGGTCCCTCGCGTCTCCGACGAAGACGATCTCGTCAAAGTTGCTGTTGAGGTAGGGATAGATGCTGGACAGGAACTTCCAGAACTGCGGGGTCTGTCGGTTGTGCGTGCAGACCGGCTGGCCGTGGAGCACAACGCGGTTCGCGTGATCCACTCCCGACAGTTCAAAGCTGGGCTGGTTGGCGAGCTTGGACTTGTTGATCTGGACCGGGAGTTTTGCGTCCTCAAGACATTGCATGGTCAACTGCCTGACCGGAAACGCTCTCATACCGAGGTGGTAGACCGTGTGACCTTCCAAATCTTTCGATCCAAGGTCGAAGTGCCACGGCTGGCCGCCACACCCGTACCCTTCGATGCCAGTCTTAAACTCCAGCGCCTCAACGCATTCCTGAGACTGAAACAGCGGGGCTACAAGCTTGCACGATCTTTCATCCGTCCAGACGGTGAACTTCTTTCCTGTCTGCTTGGCCCACTGGTAGGCGACGGGCCACTGCATGATTGCGTCTCCCGCTTTTCCTGGGAACGTGAATACGGTGCTCATGAACCCTCCGCGATGGCGTCTTTAAGCGTCTTGATCATATGCCTCATGTCCACCGCGATCCAGCGACAAACTTCTTTGCCGTCCGCGAAGGCGTACAGCACCCTGATTCCGTAGTCCGTCTGTGGTTCCGGTAGGACTCCCAACTCCCCCGGAAATGTGCGTGGCGGGTGCATCTCGGCGTGAGAGATGGCGAAGTCAGATTCTCTGGCAAACTTGATCTGAGTCGCTTCCCCCACAAGCTGGAGTCCCACGTCCCACGAGAAGTGGTAGGTGTCCATCAGTGGCGGCACGAACGATCCGGCCGCCTCAACCCACTTGCCCGAGAGCCAGGGGAAGTCCATACGATCGGTGACCCCGCCTACCGTCTGGGGGGCTATGGCCCCGATGCCTGACTTGAACTCTGCCGCAGACTTGATAACCCACTGGTCCCAGCCCGGCGTCTC